CGAGCAATCATGTCCTGCCGTTTTTGGGCTTCCAGGGGTACCGAACTGAACCCCGTCGTGCAAAGAATCTTATCAGCAACATGAAAAACGCTTATGACGGAATCCTAGGCCGCACTCTGGCTTCCACAGGACGTTATGGAGCTGATTACCTTACTCGACTTGACGCCTTTATTGATGGTCAAGTTGCAGCTAGTATCAGACGGGGAGTTGATGTCGTACTACTCGAAGGCTTTGCTGGCTCCGGCAAGAGCGCACCAGTTAAGGAAGTTCTCCAACGTCTCCACTCTCCAGCCGTTTCATATCGAGTTTCTGTACCGTCCACACAACTGCGTGCCGAGTGGAAAGAAGATCTGCAACTCTCTGAGCATGATTCCTGGCGAATTGGCACATGGGAATCCAGCTTACTCAAAACAAGCACCGTTCTTGTTATTGATGAGCTTTACAAGCTTCCACGGGGATATCTCGATCTGTGCCTCAGCCTCGATCCCGCGATCACAACCGTCATCCTCCTTGGCGATCCTTGCCAGGGGGAGTATCACTCCACGAACCCTCATTCAACGAATGCTCGCCTCTCATCTGAATCAAGTTATCTGACGCCTCTCGCCAATTTCTATCAATTCTGGTCTTACCGAATTCCCCAGAATGTCGCCGCGCTTTTGACCGTTCCCTGTTTCAGCAGTATTGTTGGCATCCGTGGATTTCGCGCCCTCCCAACCTCACGCGCTCCACTAATTGTCGCTTCCACTGGCGCCGCTTTGGTTCAAAGTGATCTCGGTTATGGAGCTGTTACAGCTTCTGCCTCTCAGGGACTCACCTTTCGAGCTTTCAGTCAGCTCCTCCTTGATCGACCTTTTATGAATCGAATTTCTATTGGAGTCGCGTTAGTTGCTGTCACTCGATCTCGGCAAGGTTTAGTTTTCACTGGAGATCTTCACGCTGCTCGTACTATCCCCATTACGAATCCTGTCATCAGAGCAGTGGTGAACAATATACCCGTGGATATTGCTGCCCTGATGCAAAACGAACTCACTGGACGCAACTTGATTCATGCTCCAATGACTGAAGCTGACCGTCAGGCACGGTTACAACTCCGAGGCGGTTCTACTGCAACCCTTGCCTTCGGTTCTTGCAGTCGTCGCTCAGTGCCCCGAGCTTTTCAGACTCAGGCCCCGTTGAACATTCTCCCTCAACGTCGTCCTGAACCTCGACTACGGCCTCGTCGATCTCGTCGTAGGGATCCCATGGATATGAGTGACCTTGTCATGCCACCCAGTAGTATTCTCCGTGGAATTCACGAGGACCACGCCAATCAGGATCTTGACACTGGCTTCATTCCTGAAACTCGACGCCCGCTCCATCAACATTTTCCTCGAATCTCGTTTCCTCCTGACCCCCCTTCCACCCCTGACCCTATTCGCGCTCCTTGCGAACCCGTGTACCCCGGCATTGACTGGGAAGGAGTTTTTAACCAGGGCGTCCCCTCTTTTGACGTTAATGACAAGGAGATTAATTACAAAGGCACACAAAGTAAACAATTTTTTGTGCTTAATGAACCCTATGAATTTGGAGTCATGCCTCCACAAGCTTGCGCCGCCCAACATCACAGCGGTCGAGATCCGACCCTTCTTCCAGCCAGCGTCGTCAAACGGTTACGTTTTCGTGATGATTATTCCCCCGTTCCTCTCACGACTCAAGATATCGCCGCTGGTTCATTGCTTTTTGAGGCCCATTGTCGTTCATTTAAACTTGATCCTTCATTTGTTCGTCCTTTCGATCCCATTCTGTTTGCCGAGTGCATATCTTTGAATGAGTACAATTCCCTGACCACTAAAACTAAAAGTGTGATTCAGGCTAATGCATTTCGTTCTGACCCAGATTGGCGCCACACAGTCGTTCGGATTTTCGCAAAAACGCAACAAAAAATCAATGAAGGCTCCATTTTTGGCAATTGGAAAGCATGTCAAACTTTGGCTTTAATGCACGACGCCGTTCTTCTCATTTTCGGCCCCGTCGTCAAGTACATGAATGCAGTCGACAAGGAGTATTGCCCCCCAAATATTTTCAAATATGGAGGTAAGACCCCCCATGACCTTTCTGATCACGCTGCTGCGTGGTTGAAACCCGGAAGAAAACGATGCATGAATGACTACACCGGCTTTGACACAAATCAAGGCCGTGAAGCCCAGTTCTTGGAAGAAAAACGTCAGGGTCAGTACTCCATTCCCACCGCCCTAACTGAATGGTATGTCACTCTCAAAACTAATCTTGAGTGTCAGTTCGGCCCGCTTACAAGCATGAGGTTCACTGGTGAACCCGGAACTTATGACTTCAATTCTGATTTTAATCGTTGTGTCATTTATTTACGTCATGACGTCCCGGATAATGTGCCGGTTTACATTTCTGGTGATGATTCCGCTATAGGGGAAGTTTTGCCTATTCGAGCTCAGTGGTATCATATTGAGCACCTTTTCCACAAATTGCAATTTAAACTTGAAGAAGATTATTATGCACTTTTTTGCGGTTATTATCTCTCTCATGTTGGGGCGGTGCGTTCACCTCGCACTTTGCTCTATAAACTCATGGTTGCTCATGCTGATGAGAGTATTCCCGACAAGATGGCCTCATACATTACAGAATTCAATGTTGGTCATTCTCTTGGACAGGATCTCTGGGAAGCCCTCCCCACTGATCAGGTTTTTGATCAGAGCGCAGTCTTTGATTACTTCTGTCGTCGAGCCAAACCTACGCAGAAGATTGCCTTGCGAATTGGTCGCTTGTCCCAGAACGAGATTGACGCTTTGCTGGTTCGTTATCCCACAGCAAATTTTTCACTTTTCCATTTGTTATCTGAAAAAGTTCGTTCTTCTTTGGCAGCACTCGGCAGGGCTTCTCGTATAAGCCTATAATTGCTTATGAAATTTTAATTTATTGTTATCATCATGTCACCATCTGCTCCTTCCACTATGATTGCGTCGTCTGCTGGTCACGATCTCCTTCCTTCCAATGCCCTCTCCCTCCCAACCGCCACCACCCCCACCTCTCTTGCTTCTCTGGGCGCCGTCGTTCCTGGCCTGCAGTGGCAAGTCCAGTATCCCCATGCCACTATAACCTCCGCCGGCTATGCCCTGGCTTCTCATGACCCCTCCGCAAACACCGTGGTGGCTGCTCGAGCCATCATATTTTCCATTGCTGAATGGGTCTCTCTCGAGGCCATCATCATTCCTGCTCCTGGCTTGGTTAACGCCGTTGCTCGAATCACCGCTGTTTGGATCCCTGCCGGAACCACTCCGACCAGTGAAGCTCACGCTCGCTCCTTTCCCGGAGCAGTCACTCGCACCATCGGCGGGTCCTTGCTGATCGCCGACCAGATTCGTGTTCCCGCCCCTCTCTCTGGCGGCCTTAACGGCCGTTTTCGTGGAACTGTGACAGTGAATTATCAGCCTGTCCTCTGGGTTGTTTCCACCGCAAGCGCACCTGCCCCGAATGCCGCCACGACCATTTTCCTGGTCGACATTGCTGGCACTCTCCGAATGGAAGGTCCCTGCATTGCTCCGTGGTCGTAGGATGGGCAAGGTGTACCTGCGCCACCTGGAGCACCCCAAGCCGCAGGAGTGATTCCCCTCCCGACCTTAACAGCTCCGCCCCTCCCCACTCCGTCGTTCCCCCTCTTTTCGGGTCCGACATTTCAACCACCCACTAGCTTGACCAGTGTTTTCACCCCAACTCACGTTCGCTCGAGTGCTTTGGTTCAACCCACACTCGATACTGTGTCTCGCCACCCTTCTTCTCCCGCGGCTTCTCCTGCTTCTGCCGCGTTATCTTTGAGCCCAATTGGCTCATCTTCTTTTTCTGTATCTTTACCTTCTCGAATTATTTTTGATTTGTGTGATGTTTCTTTGGGGCGCGATATTTCCATTCCCCGCTTTGAACGTTTTATTCAGCATTATGGATTCGGTAATGAAACGAAATTTCACTGCCTGCAATCTTTTATACCCAATTTTTTGTTTATAACAAATAGTGATGATTTTTCCATTCACTATCAAATGCCCTTTCGCAATAGTTATTCATATACACTTGAATGTGATTCTGATCTTGAGAACCCATTTGAATTGACGTATGAACCTGAAGATGATACTCGCATCCTTTTACCTGATGCC